TGGTACGGGCCACCATCTAACATCGCAATACGATCACTGTGTAATTCGGAATCTTTTACATTTTCTGTAATGATTTTATAATTACCACGAGGCAATCGTACATTTGGATGAGAAGATGATGGCCTACCACTAATCAATAATGGTAGGCGCATCGTTTTTATTGCGGTTGAATTAGAATCTTAACAGGATCGGCAGCGTTTGCGGCAGTAGTTAGTGTAATACCAATCACACCCCCTGCTGTAGTTCCTGCTGCAACTCGACCAGAAGTACCGCCAGCAATCACACGGGTACCAATTGTATTCAGTGTTCCGTTTGCAATTGCCCAAGCTGCTCCGCCGATTGCAACCCACACTCGCTGACCGGCTGTTCCGGCAGTTGATCCAATCAATGCAGAATTGAAAATAACCTGATCTTTTCCATTTCCAGCATTGAAAGAATCACCACCAACAACAATACCACTTCGTGTACCAGTATAGTTACCAGCAGTTGCTGATTTCGTAACACCAGTTGCAGCAATGTAAACGAAATCTCCAATAAGAAGAGTCGTAGAATCGGCAACAGTAAAGGGAGCAGTTACGCTCCCAATATCTGTTCTCGAATCCGGATCTTCCAAAAGTGTAACAGTCGGAAACCTGTTAACACCATGGGTAGGCGAAATCATTACAGCGGATTCGCTCCAAACCAGCCGATCGGATCAAAGAAGTAAACTTTGAAACGAGTCGTTCCCTTAAACTTCGAAGCACCAGTATCGAAATCTTCCGTATCAGAAAACTCAACTGGACGACGAACGTCGAGGTGAGCATCATTATACTTGGAATCGATCATGAAGTAAGAAGTTTTTGATTCTTTGTAGTGAGAAAGAATCGGAGTCTTAGAAGGCATCCCACCATTTTTCACTTTCATGCGATGACGAAGTGCGTTCTCCTGATTTTCCGTCGTAAACGGTTCGAGCTGCGAATTCCAAATCTGAAGTGCACGGTTCTGATCGGCAGCGTTATTCCCAATAATCAGAGTATCTGGATTGAGAATAATGGGATCGCCGTTTTGATCGACAGCATTCTGTGCAAGATCAAGCAACGAAGTAATACCAGTTACAGACAGACCCACTTCAACAGTAGGACGATTCGCAAAAGTTTTCGTGCTGTTCAGCAGAGTGTGCGCTGTCGAAAGAAGTGGAAGCTGATCGAGTCCACGGAAGATGTTACCAGTAAAAGCATCATCCAGCAAAGAAGCTGCACGATATTCGTAGGTGAGTCGGCAAGAACGAGCCAGCCATTTCGCATGCTGATTCGCCTTTCCATACATATCATCTTCAATTGCACGACGGCTGATAATAAAGCCAAGACCAAATTCTTTATCAACAGCAATCGCCTTCGGACCCAAAACCGGATCTTCATACGTAATCGTTTCACCATCTTCAAGTTCACGAAAACGAGAGAAACCAGTAATGATTGCAGCCGAAGTTTCTGGCGAATCAGTTGTACCCGTCACCAAGAATTGCGAGTATTCAACATTATGTTCGTCCCAAGTATCGCGGAAGTTTTTCCGAAGTCCCGGTCGGAACAGCAGGTTCATATTACCTGTAAAAATCATTTCTTATATACCTATTAGAGTCCAATTGCGGAATCAATGAAACGGAAATATGCGTACTTTCCTTCCGTATCAATTGCTGTCACTACAAGACAAACGTCAGTCGTTTCGGAATGATCGATAACCCAATCACCATTCGTCAACTGTTTTGCACCAAACTCTTCGCCAACGTCAGTTTGTGTTGGTGTAACAGGTGCATTTGCACCAGCACCATTCACCATTCGTCCAACAAACTGTGTAACTTTCGATGCAATATCATACGTTGAAACTTTCTGTTCTTGTCCAGTAATTTCAACAGGATTGTTGGCGGCTTGATATCCATATCCAGTATCGGCGCCCTGAACTGCAACACACGAAACTAGTGTAGGATGGTCAGCACACTCAACAACCAAACCATTTGCATCCAAGACAAGAAGTGCACCTGCTGTAAAAGTCTGGCTATTTGCATAAGCCCGTGCAGTTACTTCAGGAACAGATCCAGCTTGAAAACGACCTGCATTAAAGCTGTGAATCATTATTTCCTCTTAAGTTTCCTTTACGATCGTTGTGGTTTTGGCATTACTATCACTAAATGTTCCAATAATTGAACGATCATTTGCGAGAAAGTCTCGCTCTTCCTGCATAAGATGGCCACCACCTTTGAAACCATGCTTAGCAAAGAATTTTTTATCTCGTTCAGCGTTAATAATTTCTTTCTTCCATTTCGGAATTAACATATGAATGGTGTCGCCGATTACTGCACGACCAGACCCATCGTTATGAAGAGCATTCTTTAGTGCAAATTCTGTATCTTCAACAAAGCCCAACGTTTTCAAACGAGCAATTTCTTTTGGATCATTAGCAACCCACTGACCTTCAATTCCTTCTGGAAGTGCAACTTCGAGTGCAGCATTCACCATACCGCGAGAAGAAATATCTACAGCAATTGCACGAAAAGAATCTTTTTCTTCCTGAGAAGGATTTGCAAACTTCTCCCAAGGATCTTCTACAAGAGGAATTTCAATTCCTTCTGGTGTTTCTAGGGGACGATCAGGCATTAGTTAGCACCCGGTTTATTCATGGTAACGACAGCGGAGTTATCTGCATGCAACCACTGTGCATATTCTTCATCCGTCATACGATATTCTCGCGCAAGACGTTTCTGCAATTCTGTCAACTGTACAGTATTACGATTTGCAGGAGTTGGAACGTTTGGAGCTGACGGATTAATTTGTGGCGGCATTGGAGGTCTAGCTGGCGGTGGAGGCGTTGGTGTTGGATTAAGCTGTCCATTTGAAGTGAGCTGACCAACTACCATATAGTAAGCCCATTCGATTGTCTGAACAGTAATTGGAGAAACAGATTGCATCAATTGATCGATATAAGGTTCCACAACATTCCAATGTGGACGGGAACGAAAAGAACCTTTTAGATTTTGATACGCAGTTTGCTGCTTCTGCTGTTGCACAAACGCATAAATTTCTTGCATCTGCTGTGCACTCTGCTGATTTTCCTGCCGCATCAATTGTGCAGTAACAGATGCAGGATTACGCTGGAATTCATCATTAAGTGCATCAGGATCCAAACGATTCGCCTGTTGCTGTTGTGTTTCCATCTGAGCAATACGCTGTTCCAAACGAATACGAGCCCGCTCCGATTCTTGCAACGCTTGAAATGTCATCTGTTCGGTTACAGATTGAACAGGTGCAGCATTTGGAGCAAGAGCAGGTGGAGTATTGTTAGTAACCTCTGTCTGAATATTTGACGGGTCCGTAAGGTTTTGCTGCTGTTCGTTCTGAAGTTCGTCCGGGTTCATTAATGTTCCTTGTTTTGTTGTAGAGTTCGGTAAATCGTGACGCAATTGTATTGTATGCTTTTACTTCGCCACGACGTTCAAATGCTTCTTCCATATTTGCAAACGAGCCTAAACTATTGTAGGCCGATTGCTGGTAATTGCGGATTAATCTGAGCACCAATGCCCATTGGGGGAGTTTGACTAGGTTGTTGAGTTCCGCCCAATCCTCCGCCGATAAGTCCTCGTTCATTTAATAGCATCCTATCAACGTTTCGAATGTCGAATGATTCAAGGAATTGACGCATAATTTCCGTTGAACCGACCAGTAATTTCTGTACAGTTTCTGCGAGTAGGTTTTGATCTCCTGTCATTTGGATTAATTGTAACTGCCCTTGTGCATACTGCTGATACATCTGTCCAATTTGAATATAATTTTGTCGATCAATTAATTTATTTTCAAGCTGTCCCGCCGCTTTTAGATCGATAACCAATCCTTCGCGCAGGTAGGATTCTGGAATACGTAAGAATTGTTCAACAAGTTTTCCATCTTCCGCTTGATCGAAGTATGCAACATTCTTTGGCCCAAACTGTTGAATGTTACACATAACATCGAGGAATGCTTCGTTAACCATTTCTTTCATATTCGCAAAGGTATAACCAAATTTCTTGTTACCTTCTTGAATACGAGAGAGTGTATCAGAAGCTGTTCCCGGCGTTCCTGCTTGTGGCTGACCGAGTGTAAGTTCGTTAACACCAGTACGCTGTTGCGAATAAATCAAAGATGATTGTTCTGTATTGTATGCAGACGGATATACTTCACCCATTTGAATACTTTCTACATGTGTCATATCATCTAGGAACCACATCTTACCGGGAAAGACAGGTTCTCCGGGTTGAATACCAGAAAGTTTCGATACCTTTAACATTCTCATATTCGCCATCGTAGCATTATCTAAGAACTGACGATGCTTTGTCGTGATCTCTTCTTGGAATTGATCGTTCTGTTTAATAATACCAATACCTGTCCAACGGTGTTCGATTGGGAAATAAACACCTTTTCGATACGGACGGTGTAAATCTTCATACCAATTGTATCGAGCACCCATCAATAGATTTGCTTCACGATGAAAATAAACTACAATCTCTTTACGCTTTTTATCTTCATCCATATCAGTATTCCAAGCCAACCAAATCTCTTGGAAGTTGAT